CTGGTATTTTTCTTGTACAGAAGGTGATTTAGCAGGATTTGAAACACCAAATTTATGCAAACATGTTTGTTCGACTTGGTTGCGGAAATCAGAAGTTTGTGAAGCATATTCTTTACCGTACCGTTCAAGGCATGTTTCTTTATATTTTGTTTGAGTATCATTATTATTTGCTCTACATTTATAGGAACAATTTTTCGGATAACCTTTTTTTAGACCGGCAAATTTTAGTTCACTTCCACACACAGGACATAACACGGGATGAATAGATTGCTTTAAATAAATCTGATGGTATGCTTGCTTATATAGTGGCCAAGCAGTTGGATATATGGAAATATATGGTTCCATATATTTCCGAATAACTTTTTTAACATCATTAGTTTTAGCACAATTTTGAATAATGGTTTTTATTGACATAAGAACACCCGGTGTTATATAATTAATTCATAGTATTTAGCATGGAGAACAAAATTGGTACCTAATATTTGGATATTCGCATTGGAGCCACTTGATGGCAGATATACAAAACAATGGCATGAAAATCTGCCGACGATACTACAGGAGGCAGCTGGAGATAATTATAATGTAAGGCAAATCGATGGTATTCAACGAAATGCTAAATTAACCCCCGGGGCTTTTTTGAATTTTACAGACACTAATTATTGGAAGAGTTCACAATTATGTAATTTTATTGAATTATACGATGCTGGCGAAACTACAATTAATGATAAATTTCTATTCACTGATTTTTGGAACCCAGTTATTACCCAAGTAAAATATATGAATGATCTTATGGATCAAGATTGGGAACTGCATTCCATTGTTCACGCCGGTGCTTATGATCCCAGTGATATATTGGGTTATAAGATGCAAAAGCCCTGGCCCTGGGATGCAGAGCGCAGTTGGTTCCATAGCAGCGATTATAACTATTATGCTACTAACAGCCACAGGGATATGTTCCTAAAGAATTTAGACATTCCTGTCAAATATCATCACAAGGCAATTAGGAGTGGACAACCGCATGAGCTGATAGTTAAAGATCTAGTAGCTTACCAGGATACTCCCAAACAAGATACTGTTATGTGGCCACACAGATATAATGCTGATAAACAACCTTTAATAGCAGAAGACTTATCAGATAACTTTGACATGGTTATTACTCAAAAAATGAATTTGGATAAAGCTGATTACTATGCTAAAATGGGTACTAGTAAAGCTATTTTTAGTTGTGCATTGCATGAAAACTTAGGCATTAGTGTAATGGAAGCAGTGCTTACAGGAGCAATTCCTATTGTTCCTGACAGATGCAGTTATACAGAAATGTACCATGACGAGTTTAAATATCCAAGTAAATGGACGCAGGATATGCCAAGTTACGTTAAGCACAAAGATAAACTAATTAGGTTTATAGATGACAGATTAACACGCTATTCAGCATATAAAGATTTACTTACTGCTCAACAAGAAAGATTAAAGAGAGAGTATTTAACCAGTAATATTATGATGGAAAACATATTAAAACACACTTAATAAATAACTGTGTTACACAACGGTAACACTTAAAATAAACCATATCCATGTAAGGAAGGAATTAAATATGGCATACAATAAAACAAAAACTGACGCTGACTTGGGTCTCCGAGTCCACGAACACCTTGTCAAGATGGGTGTTGAAACTCCTGTAATAGATTCAGGTCTTGATCGTAAAGATAAGATCGAGCAAATCCAAGAGCATTTTACACATATTATGAAATTACTAGGACTAGATCTTAGAGATGATAGTCTTATTGATACACCAAAACGTGTAGCCAAGATGTATGTAAACGAGATCTTTTGGGGTTTAGACTACGAAGCATTTCCTAAATGCACTGCCGTAGACAACAAGATGAAGTATGATGAAATGGTGATTGAGCGTAATATAAACGTTCAAAGTAACTGTGAACATCACTTTGTTGTTATTGACGGCTTGGCTACAGTAGCATATATCCCTAGCGAAAAAGTATTAGGACTTAGTAAACTTAATCGTGTCGTAGAATACTTTGCAAAACGTCCTCAAATCCAGGAGCGTTTAACAGAACAAGTTTACTATGCATTGCAATATATTCTACAAACAGATAATATTGCAGTAGTAGTTGACGCACAACATTATTGTGTTAAAAGCCGTGGAGTAGAAGATACTGGTTCGTCCACTATTACTACTAAACTTGGTGGATGTTTTAAGAATGACCCACAAGCCCGTGCAGAATTTATGGCTATAATAAAATGATCTATCTTTTCGATGTTGATGGAACCATAACTCCTAGCAGGGAGGTTATGGATCCAGACTTTAAAAAGTTCTTTCTTACATTGCCAAATTTTAGTTTAGTTACAGGCAGTGATTATCCAAAAACTATAGAGCAAGTAGGAGAGGATGTGTTTAAGCAGGCACAATATTGTTTTAACTGTAGTGGCAGTGATGTCTATCTACGAGGAAATCATATAGCAAAAAATAGCTGGAAACCCAGTAACAAATTAATAGAGTTACTAGAGCAAACTTTATCCAGTAGTCCATATCCAGAAAGACATGGTAACCATATTGAAGTCAGACCAGGTATGCTTAATTTCAGTGTAGTGGGAAGAAACTCAGTTGGTGACCAAAGAACCAATTACTTCAAGTGGGATGAAGAAAATAACGAAAGACAGCGTATTGCAGTGTTAATTAGAAGCAAATTTCATGACCTAGCCGCAGAAGTTGGCGGTGAAACAGGCATTGATATATATCCTAGGGGAAGTGACAAGTCTCAGGTACTTAAATACTTTAGCGGTAATCCTATACACTTCTTTGGAGATCGTTGCGATCCTAGCGGTAATGACTACAGTATTGCTAGTCGTTTAAAGAAAAGAAAAACTTGTCAAGTATCACATGTAAAAAACTGGAAAGAAACATGGAAAATACTAAAAAACCACAAATATATGAATCACCAGACGGCGGCCTAACAGTATACGCTAGAGACTTTGGTGACCCTCTCAAAAATCGTGTTCAAATTACATTTAAGGACTCTCCTGTGTATTATGATGAATGCACTGGTTGGGAACAGGTTTCTAATCGGACGTCATGTCCGGATACTATTTACGAAGATCCACTTGGACAGGTAATATTATCTAATCCTTATCATTTAGATATTGAACTTTGCGAAGAACACCCAGAGCTAAAATCTAAATGGGAAGAATTTAGCAAACTACAAGAACATTACAAGGCCTGGGAACTACTAAACAAAAAATAAGTTTCAAGAACGGTTGACCATTCTTTACTCTATGTTAACATAAGAGTATAGTTTGCACAGATAACCTGTGTAACATACTAAAACATAGAGTAAGAGGCAAATATGAAACTTAAAGGCACTATAGGCTTACTTATGGCTACGACTGCACTATCTGCTTGTAATCCAGGCGATGGTGCGAAGGCTGTACGTGATGCTACTAGTGGACTGACAGATAATAATGCATTTGCGGCTATTAGTGGCCAGATTTCCCAATTGGAGGAAGTGGTTGCTGTAGCACAAAGCAGTGCTAGTATCAGTGCATTAGTTAACCCTAACGCTAACGATGTAAAGATGGCAGGTGATGTAGTCATTCAGATCGATAACGTTATTAATAGCTGGGAAGAGTATAAAACCAGCATGAACCCAAAACTACTTGCAGTTAAATTATCCACCGAAGAGTGGAGAGAAGCTGAAGCCGTTGTTAAGATTCTCAAAGAAGATCTACGGCCTGTAGTAAACAAGGTTGTCCAAGGTGGCAGCTATGATACACAAGATTTTGAATTCCTCGCTAAGAAGGAAACGTTGGACAAGAAAATTTCTGATCAGAAGGCTGCTATTTTTGAAGGCGCCACTCCAACAGTTATAAGCGCATCTACGAGCTCAGTAACAGTAGAAACATCAGCAACAACTAACTCCGAAGAGCGTGTCAAGTCAACTGACATTGCAAATGGCGAGCAAACTGTTACTGGTGGCGATAGTGTTAGTAATTTAACACGTACAGCAACATGGACGAAAACTACTACAAAAAACATGGAGTATGATCGTACATTTACCCTTAAGGTGCAGAACGTTACTACTACAGTGTTTAGTGACGGAAGTACTAAAGAAGACAAGGGCGAAATCCGTGAAGTTGTAAACAAGCAGACTTTTGATGCAGCTCCTCAGGTTAGTACTGAAGAGATGTCTTCAACAATCAGTTATACTACTGATTTGCAAAATGAAGCAACTGTTGTTGTTACACGTGGCGAAACAAAGACAGAAAGTGTTTTTGAAGATCGTGCAACACAGGAAGTACAGGCTGATACAAGTATCTTGCACAAAACGTTGCGTAAGACTACTGTTACTAAAACAACTCCTGTTACAACAACGACTACCTATCCCAAGGTTACCGTGTACACTTATGCAGACGGTCATGTATATACACATGACGATACTGATCAAGTTGATGCAGTTACAGAAGATGAAGTTATTGTTGAAGTTACTGACAACGAAGTAGTAGAAACAACTACAGAACATGTTGTTAAAAGTGAGACGGTTACTAACGAAGTAATTACAGAAGTTACAGAATCTGATCCAGTTTTTGTAACAACTCATGAAGACAAAACTACATCAGCTGTTGTAGACGGCAATGAGTATACTACAGTTACTAGACATTACAAAACAGTAGCAACTGTAACCACTACAACTACAATTAAAACAACTCCAGTTACCAAGAAGATCTGGACGGATGGTAAGGAAGAACTTATCCGTGGAGAAACAGTTGTAGAAGTTAACACTGCTGATACAGTGGTTAACGATGAGTGGGTAAAGGTAATGAGCTCTGACATGGTAGGTGCCGTTGAGGAATCTGCTGAAGAAGACGTTGCTGAAGATGATGTTTCCGGTGTTAACATGGCACATCTTGGTACTAAGACAACTGCCGCTATTGGTGTAAACCACAGGACTGCTGAGTTCTTGGATGGACAAGGCGCAGGCTATACTGTTTTTAAAGACATTATTAAGGCAGATGTAGCATATAGCCGTGGTTGGACTGGTAAAGGTAGTTTGGTAACCATTGCTGATACTGGCTATAATACTAGCCATAATGACTTGGAAGCAAAGCATGTCTACAATACTTTAACTGGCGATTCATCTGACATGAACGATAATGTTGGACACGGATCACACGTTATGGGTATTGCAGCTGGCCGTAAGAACGGTACTGGTATCCATGGCGTAGCATACGATGCTGATGTTGCAGTAGTTAAGATTACTGACAGCAACGGCTATAGCTTTGGCAGAGCTCGTCAAGGTGCAAGCTGGGCTGCTGGCAAAGGTAGTATCGCTTTTAACGTTAGTGCTAATTATAATTCAGATAGTGCATTGCGAAGCAGTATTGTTGACTTGGGCAACGGCAACTTTAAGTCTAGCCACAGTTTTTATGGCAAATACGGCTATAACGGTGTTATCGATGAAGCCCCACTGTGGGCAGCAGCATTAGGCACTGAACAAGTACTTGTTAACAGTGCTGGTAATCAAACAAGTGATGTTGTTTTTGGTACTGGTCAGATGGCAACTGCTACTGACGCTAATGGAAATCTTATCCTAGGCGGACGCATGATTGTTGTTGGTAACTGGGATCAAAACAATCAAATTATTCAGGGTGCTAAAGGTGGGCACCTTTGTACCACTTACGATGAAGCGGCTAACGTTTGTAAAGATGCTGCTAGCATGAAGGACTTTTATATTCTTGCTCCAGGAATGAGTGTCCGTAGTGCATATAAAGGTGATGCAAATGCGATAGTTGATTTAAGTGGTACGTCAATGGCGGCTCCTCAGGTTACTGGTGCATTAGCTATCCTTAACCAAATGTGGCCACACATGAAAGGTGAGAACCTTGTAAAGTTGGTTACTACTACTGCTGATAAGACAATCGCAGGCTATGACGCGGGCGTACACGGCAGTGGCTTGTTGGACTTGGATCGTGCTACACAGCCAGTAGGTGCGGTGGGTATCCCAACTAGCGGGCGTACAAGTGGTGGCATTAGCAACATCGCAAACCTAAGTGGCGGAGCGGCTGTTGGTAACGTCAACAAGCAAGCGTTTGCAGCATTGAGTAATGTAATGGTTCTGGATGACTTTGAGCGTGATTATTCAATTAATCTAGACAATACGCAAGCGGTTGACACTCGCCCTGGTAGTTTCGTAGAAATGATGGCATTTAGCGGTGCTAATGCTGATGCAGGAAACTACGATGCATATGCTAACTTAGCAGTAGGTAACCAAAATCTTGATATCCCAGAGATTATGGGATTCACTGGTAGCCTTAAAACAAACTCTGACGTTAGTGGTGATTACCTAGCAAAGCTAGGTTATGCAATCCATAAAGACGAAAATACTAAAGTAGACTTCGGACTAGGGTTTGTTAAAGAAACTGGCAAGTTCCTTAATAACGTGCAAGAAGGGTATATGGGTGTTGGTAAGAATCACACAACAAGCTATGCAAGCCTCAGTGTTAAACACAACTTCTCAGATAAAGTGTTTGGCTTTGGTAACTTTCAGCTAGGTATGACGGATGTTGAAGCTAGTAAAGACTTTAGTCTAATTACAGGTTACGACACACTAGTAAGCAGAAGTTTTGCAGTTGGTGGCGGGGTAAAACCAGCACAAGGATGGTTAATGGGAGCCAGCTATAGCCAACCGCTAAATATCATGAGCGGCAATATGCACTACAAGGTCCCAGTAGGGCGTACTGTTGACGGTCAAGTAAAGTTTAATGAAGGAAGTGCTGATGCCAGTACGAAAGTTATTGAACATGACCTAGGTCTTTTTGTACAATATAAGGTAGATGAGCAGTTTAGCATGGCAGGATATGGTGAGCATCGCTTAAATGTCGCAGGTACACAAGGCAACGACCAGACGAGCTTAGGTGTCAAGTTTAACTGGAAATTCTAAAGGAAGCGTTAAGATGGAACTAGTGCAGATCACTTTCGATAATTATAAGAAACTTCAACTAAACACCGAAGATGATCCAGTACGTCCTGAGTTAACGCTAGATTTTAGATTAACAAAAGGACGTCAGATTTGGGCACTAGTTCTAGACGGAGAGTATAAAGCGGCGGTATGTGTAGCTTACTGCAATGCGATACCAACCAATGTTAAAGAACTAGACTATTTAAGTCAAGCAGCGCATCAAGACGGACAACATGGTAGTATAGCAGTAGCATACACAGTTTGGAGTAAAAAAATAGGTGCAGGACGAAACCTAATAATAGACTTAATAAGAAGCCTCCAAGGCCAAACAAGAGTCAGCCGGTTAGTCACACTTAGTCCAAAAACAGCAATAGCAAAAAAATTCCATTTAAGAAATGGCGCTTTTACACTTCGGGAAAATTTAACAACAGACAATTATGAATATGAAATTTCTTAAGATTAGAAAAAGAATAATACTTGACAGAGTAGGACAACAACCTTACCTTGTTAGGTATTATCCTTTCTTAAAAGATCGCAAATGGTTTCCATTTAATATCTTTATACACAAGTTTTATCAGGGAGACCCAGACGAACTACATGATCACCCCTGGCCATATTTTACACTTATACTTAAAGGTGGTTATTGGGAAACCACACCAAAAGGACGTTTCTGGCGTGGACCTGGACATTTTAGATTTTCATTACCCAAGAGTTTACATAGAATTGAACTTGCACACGGAATTAAAGCGTGGACATTGTTTATCCCAGGACCCAAATTACGTGATTGGGGATTTATTGTAAACGGCAATTGGATGGATAACAAAACATATTTTACTTGGAGAAAGAGACTTTACGATGACCAAAAAAAGATACTTAACACATAATGACATAAAGCAATATTGCTTGGAGATTGTTAGACAAATTTATGCTGGCAACTGGCGTCCTGATTATATCGTAGGTATTACTCGTGGTGGGTTAATCCCAGCAGTAATGCTCAGCCATTACTTAAACACTAAAATGCACACACTAGACGTTAGGTTACGTGATTCCGATGACGAGCCTGAAAGTAATTCCTGGATGGCAAATAATGCTTATAACTTTAAGAAAAATATTCTTATTGTTGATGATATTAATGATACAGGAGAAACTATAAATTGGATTAAAAAAGACTGGAAGTTATCAACTCATCCAACAAGATCAATAAGTCCAGATGTCTGGGGCAATAATGTTCGCTTTGCCTGCTTAATGGACAATCTTCCCAGCAGCGCAGAAATACAGTACTTTGGAACTGAAATTAACAAAGAAGAAGATCCAAGTTGGATTGTCTTTCCGCACGAAGGGTGGTGGCAACAATGATCTTTAAAGAATATACAGATTTTATAACTAGTATAGAACATGCTGATGTACTAACAGATTGTATATACCAATCTAGATGGAGATTTGGACAAGTAAGTGATGATACCATTGAACCAAACTACCCAATGTGGTTCCAAAATTACTATAATATTAAAACCATGGATTTTGTAGATACTTGTCCAGCTATTGCTAAAACAATTACAGAACGTTTTCAGGATCTTTTGCCAGACGATTATTTACTAGTACGTTCAATGGCAAGTGCAAACACATTTGGTTTAGATGGCGACTTTCACACAGATTGGCCGCACCCCGACGTTAGTATTACAGGTGTTTTGTACACTGACAAGACATGGGAACGTAACTGGGGCGGAGAAACGATGTTTGTACATAGAGATATTGATGGCGATAAGTTATATGCTAGTGAATATCAACCATGTAAACTAGTTACATTTGATAGCAGTATCCCACATATTGGTAAAGGACCGCAACGTCGGTGCAAAGAAATGCGTAGTATTTTGGCCTTTCAAGCAGTGCAAAAAGACGAATTAAAAGAGCGTTTAGGTAAAAAAGATATTGCAAAATAGTAATAAGTATAGTATTATATTACATATGATGAGGACTAGGACACTCAACCCTCTTAAAATACTCTGCGTGTCATCAAATTTGCTACTACAAGGAGTAAAGAGATGGCAAAATATATTAGCACAAAAACATACAAACAACTAGGACCAGTCTGTTATCGACAGTGGATTGCGGATAGCCACTGTAACTTAATTCATGGATATGCTTTAAGTTTCCATTTTGAATTTGAAACAGATGACTTAGATGCTCGAAACTGGGTTATTGACTTTGGTGGATTGCGTCCACTAAAAGACAATCTTGAAGATTGGTTTGACCATACGCTACTGGTAGCCCAAGATGATCCGGAGCGCGAAACGCTACTAGAACTTGGCAAGAAGGGCCTTGCTAAGATTACAGAAGTTGAGAAAGCAGGTTGCGAAGGTTTATCTGACTTCTTATATGAATATATTAATACTATCTTTCTTCCAGCATATGAGCCAGGCACTCGTGTTTGGTGTTCCAAAGTAGAGGTAAGAGAGACAGACGCCAACATGGCAATGCGTGTTGGCCACAGAGAAGATGGAGAATTCAATGTTTAATTGGCTTAAAGGCTTAATGAAGAGTTCTACCCCTGCTAAAGTTGAAGAGGCTGTAAAGCAACTCAATGATAGCGAACTTGCGGCAATGACCAAGGCAAACCTTGAAGCTCATGGCCGTGAAATGGGTGTTGAACTAGATCGCCGTATGACAAAAAGTAATATGATTGCTGACCTTAAATCTAAACTTTAAGAGGGTTACATGAAGATTAGATATACAGAAGCATTTTATAGTGTACAAGGCGAAGGAAGATTTACTGGTGTTCCCAGTGTCTTCCTTCGTATGTTCGGTTGCAATTTCACTTGTCCAGGATTTGGATTACCACATGGTAAAAAAACTACTGAGCCAGATGACATTGCAGCACAAGTTAAAGAAAATCCACATCTTTATAAGAAATTAGATGACTTGCCACTAGCATCAACAGGCTGTGATAGTTATGCAGCATGGCATCCTGCATTTAAAAAGTTCCAAAACAATGTGGATTTAGACAGATTAGTAGATGATTTATTGGTGTTAACACCTAATGGGTGCTGGACGCAGGAAGATGGACAAGATATCCATCTTGTTATTACTGGCGGAGAGCCGTTGCTAGGATGGCAACGCATGTATACTGAACTATTTGAACACCCCCGGATGCAGGATTTAAAAAATGTTACATTTGAAACGAATACCACACAAACTTTGCGAGACGATTTCAAGACTTACCTTGAGAATACACAACGACTACATGTTACATGGTCATGTTCCCCCAAGCTATCGGTTAGTGGACATGATTGGGATGATGCTATACTCCCTGACATTGCTAGGTCTTACAGTGATATTCCTGGTAGCTACTTGTATTTCAAGTTTGTGGTTTGTACTAATGACGATGTGGATGAGGTTGCAAGAGCTGTATCAGATTATAGAGCTGTCGGTATTACAGCGCCGGTTTACCTCATGGCTGTCGGCGGTACAACAGACAGTTACTTTAAAAATGGAAAAAGTGTTGCAGACTTGGCACTTGAAAAAGGCTATCGTTACTCCCCCCGACTCCACGTTGACGTCTTTGGAAACGCCTGGGGAACTTAAAGATAAAAAAGATTCTACCAGTGGTATCCATCTTTTTCCAGAACCAAAAGTAGAAGAAGACTTAGCTGACAAACTTAGGAAAGTAGGTTTATGAAAACTATAATATGTGATATTGATGGTACAATCTTTAAGTATCCTCCACGTGGTTCAGCACAGGTTGTAAACGAAGACCAAGAACTATTACCTGGGGTACTACATAAGTTTAATCGATGGGAAGCCGCTGGGCATAGAATTATTCTTATTACTGGTCGCAGGGAGAGCCTACGAAAATGTACAGAAGCAATATTAACAGATAACGGCATTCCATTTGACCAACTGATTATGGGTTGTCCAGATGAAGGTAGAGTATTAATTAACGATTTAAACTTTGCTGGTAAAGTAAAAGCTCATGCAGTAAACCTTGAACGAGATATTGGTATGGAACATTATGATTGGATGGAAGTAGGATTGTGAATGAAGATCAACGGATAGAGATGATTACTTAGAAGAACAGTGATAAAGGGTTAGTATATGAAAACAGTTTGGATCAGGCACGGACAAAGTGAGTACAATGCACAAGGCATAGATACTGGCTGGCATGATCCTGATCTAACTGAACAAGGTGTTCTTGAAGCACAACAAGCAGGGAGTCAACTATTTCGTACATATCCAGAGATAGAAGGAATATATTCCAGTGATCTTAGGCGAGCTCACCAGACAGCAAATTATATTACAGATGCTGCAAATTGGAGTGAAACTCTACAAGTAAGCCCTGCTATTAGAGATCGTGACTTTGGTGACTGGAGTGGAAAGCCGCCAAATGATGAGTGGAAAAAATGGTTGCCAAAACCCGAGAATGGTGAAAGTATGAAAGAATGTGCGGCCAGAGTTTATGGCTTTCTAAAAGAACTAGAAAGTAACGACTCAGGCTTACCGCATATAATTGTATGCCATAACAATACAATCCGAGCCGCAAGTGTAGTTATAGGCATTAACGCACCAGAAGATGTGCAAAACTTTGATGTATTAACAGGAGAAATAATAGAATGGGTATTTTAGACTCAGCTAAAAAAGCCATGGGCATGGGAGAAGCTACTAAAGTTGATTCTCCCAAGCCTAAGGCTAAAAAGAAAAGCGAAAAGGAACTAGCTACAGAAGCTGGCGAACCTTGGGTTAGTGTTATTGACGTAGAACTAGATCCAGAGAATGTAGGCAACGGAGCCTTTGAGTTAGATTGGAACGAACACTTTATTAAAAAGTTGTGGAAATCTGGTTACAAAGACGAAGATGAAAATGATATGGTAGATCGTTGGTTCCAGGATGTTTGTAGAAATGTTGTGTTAGAAACATACGAAAAAGATGAAGCTATGATAACACGTAGCGATCTGGGCAATGGCAAAACAGAGTACAAGTAAGGTACAATGTACTATTTGCAATGCAAATACATTAATTTCTCATTATGTAAAATATTTTAAAAATAAAAGAGGTAAAGTACAGTTTGGGGGGAGTGATATAGAGGGACCATTGTGTGTTAATTGTTATAATGATTTAAACGATCAAGCTCTAGGGAAACCTGAAATGTTGGAAAAGGAACATCACTATGTTAAAACCCGTATCCAGAAGTCAACTTGACAGTTATACTAAGTTCCTGGCAAAATGGATGCTATTGTTTATGGGACTGCCGTTAGCTTTTGGATTTGTCATAACTCCACTCTCAATATTAATTTTGATAGTAGGATTAGATTTTATTTGGCATAAAATGGAGGACATAGATTTTCCATGATAATTTACGTAAACGGCGATAGCCACAGCGCAGGTGCTGAACTGATTAAAGATTATTGTTTCGCAAATGACGATCAACGATATGTTTATTTAGGTAGAACACCACATCCAGAAGCTATTCCAAAAACATTTGGTAGCCATTTAGCACACGCTCTTAATGCAGGGTACTTCCTTGATGCTGAAAGTGCTAGTAGCAACTACCGTATTTTACGAACTACAAAGCAATTTTTAGAAGAAAAATATAGTACCACAAAAACAATTATTATTGGTTGGTCTACTTGGGAACGTGAAGAACTATGGCATAAAGATAGATATTACCAGCTTACAGCAAGTGGTTCAGACAGCGTTCCTAATGAACTTTTTGATACATATCAGTCTTGGGTAATGGAGCAAACACAAGATAAATTACGTGAAAAACAAGAGTACTGGCATAAACAAATTTACGATTTTCATAAAGAATTAACAGAATCTAATATTAAACATTTATTCTTTAATAGTATGCATGCCTTTGATAAAGAATGGACTGGCGAAGTTGATTGGCAAGATTGTTACATTGAGCCGTATAACAAAGATTGGACATACAGTGATTGGGCATCAAACCAGGGTTTTATAAATGTTAACTATGGAAGTAATCATTATGGCCAAGACGCACACATAGCTTGGAGCAAAGTTCTTCTGAAACGGTTGACTAACAACACAGATACTAGTATAATCAGTGTTAGGAAGCCAAAGAATAAGATAGACACAACTGTTAATACTGGAATCATGAGGATAAAGTGACAACATACCTACTAGTAGACACTGCTAACACGTTTTTTAGAGCCCGTCATGTAGCACATCGTGGCATGGATTCATGGACACGGCTAGGTTTTGCAATGCATGTTACAATGGCAGCTGTAAACAAAGCATGGCGTATTGCTGGTGCTGATCATGTAGTTTTTGCACTGGAAGGGCGTAGCTGGCGTAAAGATTATTACAAGCCCTACAAGGCAAATCGTAAAGTTGCTCGTGAAGCATTAACGGAACAACAGCAGGAAGAAGATCAGTTGTTCTGGGACACCTATGACGACTTAACTACATTCCTTAAAGAGCAAAGTAATTGCAGTGTACTACGCTGTGATATTGCAGAAGCTGATGATATTATTGCACGTTGGATACACAAACATAAAGATGATGAGCATGTTATTGTTAGCAGTGACACTGATTTTGTACAACTGGTTAGTGACAATGTTAAGCAGTATAACGGCATACAGAACCATATGATTACAATAGACGGTATTTTTGATGATTATGGAAAACGTGTAAAAGATAAAAAGACTGGTGAAGATAAAGAAATTCCTAATCCAGCGTGGTTATTATTTGAAAAATGTATGCGAGGAGATGCAACAGATAACGTGTTTAGTGCTTATCCTGGTGTACGTAAAAAAGGAACAAAAAACAAGGTAGGTTTACTAGAAGCATTTGACGACCGCGGTAGCAAAGGTTACAATTGGAATAACATGATGCTTCAGCGTTGGACAGACCATAACGGTGAAGAACATCGTGTGTTAGATGATTATAACCGCAATGTAACACTAGTAGACTTAACTGCTCAACCAAGCGAACTAAAAGAGTATATTGACAATACAATGACTGATCAGTTAGTATGTAAGAATAATCCCATGGTGGGTGCTAAGTTCTTAAAGTTTTGTGGAAAATATGAACTTAAACGTATCGCAGAGGAGGCAACAAAATATGCAGAATGGCTACAACGAGGTTATGATGTACAAAGCCCGACCCATAGTTGATAATAAGTTTTGGATCGTAGAGCAAAACGGCGAGCGTATTGGAACAGTTCGCAAAGGGCAGGATTTAACTGTAGTATTGCCAACTGGCATTAGTAAGTGTGCAAGCGTAGATGAGTTGGAGGATAAGTTTAATATACAGATGGTAGATTCAAAAGAAATAACTGTAGTAACAAAACCAGACGTTGATAAAGATGTTAACGGATTTCCTACTAAAACTGTTCCATTTAATGGAATGTTTGATATTAAACGCAAATTACCTTTATATACTAAAACAGCCAAGAGCCAGAGCTTTTATTGTGCTGGATATTACATTATTAAGTTTGATAGATGGCTTCCAAGTTATTGCCCTAAGTTATTAACACTTAGCAGGCAAGAGTTTCAAGGACCATACAAGAGTAAGTTTGAAATGCAACAGGCATTAAAACGAGTATGAGATTACCTAAGTTTGCCAATCTAGACATTTTTGTTAAGAAGGCTAATACTGGTATTAGTCCTAGTATTAGTGTTAGCAGAGAAGAAGCTCAACACATCGCTAAAGAGTATTTAAATCTAGTAAAGTATACACTAGAGCTACAGGATCGTCTTGTAGTACTTGAAAAGGAAATTGCAAACCCGACAGAAATAGAAATAGTAACAGGAAACTTTTAATTTTAATTTGCATTTTGTGTAAACATATGCTACTATAATGGTACATTAACTAAAAAGATTGGTCGAGACCAATGTAACCGGTTAATGATACTTAAAAACTGTTTGAAAACCGCGGTTTTCGAACACTGTCATAGATATAAAGGAAAAAATTATGACAACTACATTAAAGCTGATAGATGATAAAGAAAACAAATTCGACACTGTAAAAACTTTTGAACTAAAATCGTTTCCAATGTGTGTTAACACAGGAAATAAACTAATGAAGATAGATGATTTTTTAAAAATCCCAACATTTCCGACTAATCGTGATGTAGAAAGCCGTGCAAAAAAACAGGTAGCTCTCTTAACAAAACCAATGCACAAACATGTTGAAGTCGACTTATTAAAATATACAGGCCCAACAGTTACCGTGCCTGCGCTTTTCCAACATGGTGAAGAATATTGCCTAGACGCAAACACTCGTCAATATAATTGGAAAAAACACTACACAGACAAACAAGTCGTTAATCCACAAACAACTTGCATTCCAGTGCCAAAAGAAGTACTAGTACGAACATATGAAATTAATGATCCGTATGAAGCCATAGAGCTGTACAATATTATTGACAGCATTGATGCTGTTGAGACTAAGTCAGACAAAGTAACAGGCGCATTTCGTGCTAAAAATTTGCTAGGAAATTTTACAAATGCTAAAATTAAGAACGGGCAGATTGGCGGAGCTCTTAGAGTAGCTTGTCCATACGGAAACAAGGTATCCTACAAGACTGAAGGAGTTAACAATCTTTTTGACCAAGTAGAAAAAGTACGAGATGCTTTAGTAGGCATGGACAAAAAAGACGCTCCTGGCAAAGGCCACTTCCATGTACAACCAGCAATAGGCATGGCTTTGTTAGCAGGCACAGCAATGGATTGTGATAATACATGGCTGGATGCAGTAGAAAAACTTAGATCGAGCAAGGTTAAAGACTTGATTAAGATTGGCGAGAAATTGGAAGACAGCCCTAATACAGCAATTAATGCATTAATTAAAGGGAATATATGCAATCCTTTAGTACCAATGGTTCACAATGCACTCCCATATGATATTGGATATGGGCAAAATCCAATGGTAGTTTTAAACTATCTAGCATATTGCTGGCAGTGCATTATTAATGATGAAAAGCCTGAAGAGACTATTACAGAACAAACTATTCGTAATTGTTACTTGGCACTTTTAATTCAAGCCTGG